ATTTATGGTACATTTATGACATACTATAAAAACGGCAACCCCAAGTATCGCAAACCAAAAGTAAAGCATGTAAACCGCTTCACTTATCCCAGAGACAACAACATTTATGCGGATACGGAATGGGTAAAAATGCTAAATCTTTCTATGGAGGAAATAGTTGAAGAAAGCACCAAGGGGTAGGAATGTAGCAGGTATTATTCCACTTACAGGCTGGAACAACTCTTTTGACTTTCCTTGGCCCGATTATCTACAGCCTATTAGACAAGGTATGCTCGCTGTTGAGCGTTCTGTGTATGAGTGCGCTTATGCTGGTTGTGATAGTATCTGGATTGTTTGCGGAGAAGACATAGCGCCCATTGTAAAGAAGCGTTTGGGAGACTATGTTATGTCTCCTAGATTCTTTGAAGAAAAAGACTTTGTAAAAGACAAGTCATACCATCAGAAATGGGTCCCTATCTTTTATACCCCGCTATCACAAAAAGACAGAGATAGAAGAGATAGCCTTGGCTGGTCTGCCTTACACGGAGCACTAATGGCTTTCCAGATGGCAGATAAGATGTCTCAATGGACCCTTCCCACCAAATACTTTGTTTCGTTTCCTTATGGGCTTTATCATACCTCTATTGTTCGGGACCACAGAGACGCAATAAGAGGTCCAAACTCTTTCTTTTTATCTTATGAGGGCAAAACTGTTAGAGATGGACTTTATCTTGGTTTTACTTTCTTTCCCGAGGACTGGCCAAAGTTCAAGCACCACGTTAAGAACCAATGCACGGGAGGCAGCAGGGACATACCGCTCCAAGAAAGATGGTCCAGCCGTCACTTTACGCTTGACAAAATATTCAATGTTGATGTAATATCAGTAGATAACAAAGTTGAAATACCCGAATATTACAGTTTAGACACTTGGGAAGAACTCCAAGCTTATTATGCTTCGGGAATGAAAATACCAAGACCAACAAGACAATTTATGAAACCTTATTACCACAGGAGAATGATAGAAGATGAAGAGGCTTGAAGAAACCTATGACATGATGCCAGCTATTATCAAGGAACACGCTGGTCTACCCGACAACTTTATAAACTTGACAAACGACCAGAAAAGGTTTATAATGGAGATGTTCCAAATTGATAGAGAAGCAGTGAAGTCTACACTGCTTGAAACACTAGAAGAAATGAAAGGTCTAATCAATGAACTCTAGAAAACAAAGCGAAATCCCATTCGTAGGTCTCCACGCTCACTCTGTGGCAGGCTCTCCATTTGACGCTCTTGGTTATCCACCAGAGCACATGGATTTTGCTTATGAGAACGGCATGGATGCTCTTGCACTCACGGACCACGGAAACATGAATGGTCTCGCTTGGCAAGTTCTCCACGCCAAGAAGATGAAGAAGGCAGGCAAAGAGTTCAAGCCCATCTTTGGCTGTGAGGCTTACTTTATCCCTTCTGTTGCGAAGTGGAAAGAAGAATACGAAGCAATCAAAGAAGAAGCCAAGAAGAAGTCTGACTATGAGGCAGACAACTCGGGAACCACAGTGGAAGATGAGAACGCCTCAAAACGACAAATCAAGTCAGTTCTCAACAGACGCCGACACCTTATCTTATTGGCAATGAACCAAACTGGTCTACAAAACATTTTCAAGATGGTTTCCCGCTCTTATACTGGCGATAACTTTTATCGTTATCCTCGTGTTGATTACGCACTTCTCAAAAAGCACAACGAAGGTGTTATTGCTGCTTCGGCTTGTCTTGGCGGTGTTTATGCTGGAAACTACTGGGAGAACCGAGACATCGGTCCTGATGCTATTCTCGGAGCAATGCGGGAAACAACCCAGAAGATGCAAGCCATTTTTGGAGACCGCTGGTATGGTGAGTTGCAGTGGAACAACGTGCCAGAACAACACGAACTCAACCGATATATTATCCAGATGCACCAAGAGTTCGGTATTGAGCTTATCTCAACAGCAGACTCGCATTACTACAACGCAGATGTTTGGAAAGACAGAGAACTTTACAAGCGATTAGGTTGGTTAGGTAAGGGTAAGCCAGACTATTTATCTGACGAACTTCCTGTATCAGTTGAAGAGATTGGTTACGAACTTTACCCAAAGAACGGAGACCAGATGTTCGAATCATACAAGAAGTATTCAGAAGAATGTGGAGTAAAGTATGATGACAACTTGGTCCTTAACTCAATCACAAGGACGCACCAAATTGCGCACGAGAGGATTGAGGATTTCTTACCCGACAGCGAAGTACGGCTCCCCAACTTTGTTGTCCCAGAGGGATCGACTCCTGGGCAAACCTTGGCAGCCCTCTGCGTTGAAGGTCTCCGGTCCCTTGGCCTCGGTGACAATCAAGAGTATGTGGATCGCCTCAAGTATGAGGTTGGCGTTATCGAGGAACGTGGCTTTTCGAAATACTTTCTAACAATGAAAGCTATTGCTGACGTTGCTGTTGATAAGCAACTCGTCGGTGCAGGTCGTGGTTCTGCTGCTGGCTCGCTTGTTGCTTATGTTCTAAACATTACTCAAGTTGATCCAATCAAGTATGGACTTCAGTTTGAGAGATTCTTGACCAAGGGTGGCTCAGGGTACCCAGACATTGACTATGACGTTTCAGACCCTATGGTTCTCAAAGAAATCCTTATTGACCTTTGGGGTGATAACTCTGTTGTTCCTATTACAAACTGGAATACCTTGCAATTACGTTCTCTTATCAAGGACATCTCAAAGTTCTATGGCATTGAGTTCACGGAAGTAAACAATGTAACAAGCAAGATGGTTCACGAAGCAACGCCACTTGCTAAGAAGAAACATGGTATTACTGCTGGTGTCTATGCGCCAACTTTCGAGGAACTAATGGAGTTCTCAGAAACACTACAAAAGTTCTTGGTAAAGTATCCACACATCAAGACTCACATTGAAACTCTTTACGGACAGACACGTTCTGCTTCTCGCCACGCAGGTGGTGTTGTTGTAGGTGAAAACCTAGATCAGTGGATGCCCCTGATTAACTCAGGAGGAGTACGGCAAACACCTTGGTCTGAGGGGCAGAACGTTCGCCACCTAGAGCCTATGGGTTTCATCAAGTTTGACATCTTGGGTCTTGCTTCCCTGCGAATGTTGGAAGGTGCTATTGAGCGTATCCTTCGCAGACATCATGGAATGACTAACCCTACATTTGCGGACATCAAAGAGTTTTATGACAAAAACTTACACCCAGAGAAGATTGACCTAAATGATAAAGCAGTCTGGGAAAACGTGTTCCACCAAGGCAAGTGGGCTGGTATTTTCCAGTTTACAGAAACAGGTGCACAAACATTCTGCAAGAACGCAAAGCCAGACAACATTATTGACTTGGCTGCTATTACTTCTATCTACCGCCCAGGTCCACTATCTGCGAACGTAGATAAGAAGTATGTGGGAGCAAAGGAGAATCCACAGGACATTGAATACATCAACAAGACTGTGCGAGAAGTAACGGAAGAAACTTATGGCTTCCTTATTTTTCAAGAGCAAATCGCTATGCTGGCCCACAAGCTAGGCAAGGACCTCAGCCTAGATGAAGGTAACAAGCTTAGAAAACTACTTACTAAGAAGGGCACAGGTGCTGCCCAAGTAGAAAAAGACAAGATCTTCGACAAGTTCCGTAGGGGCTGTGTCGAGAAAGGAATGAAAGACTATGAAGCTAGAGAACTTTGGGAAACATTTGAGTACTTTTCAGGCTACGGCTTTAATAAATCTCACGCCGTCTCCTACTGCGTACTCTCTTATCAGTGTGCCTATCTTCTTAATTATTACCCGGCTGAGTGGCTAGCAGCTTTCTTAGACAAGGAGCCAGAGAGCAGAAAAGAACGAGCCATCGCAACAGCTAAGTCGTTGGGATACAATGTTCGAGCACTCAACGTAAATACATCGGGTTCAGTCTGGGAAATCAGTGAAGATGGAACAACTCTTATCCAGCCTCTAACATCTATCAAGGGTCTGGGAGAGAAAGCAATTGAACAAATCGTGAAACACAGACCTTTCAATACTATTGAGGAGTTCTTATTCCACGAAAAGGTTGTTTATTCTAAACTAAACAAAAAGTCTCTTATTGCTCTTTGTGAGGCGCAAGCACTCAATGACTTGGTAGATGATCGATTTACTGGTCTTCATCACTTTTGGATGGCAGCTTGTAAGGAACGCCCGAGAAAAGAAAAGAACCTGATTGAGAACATTGAGAACCCAGAGTATCGAGCAAAGGGAGACTGGACAGAAGAGGAGAAGTTAGAGAAACTGGTAAGTCTAACTGGTGTATTTCCAATCAATGCGGTGGTGACACCAAGAGTTCGTGAAAAGCTCAATGAACTTTATGTTCCGCCCATTTCAGAGTTTGACCCAGAGCTTGGTGTGACTTGGTTTATTCCTCGGGAATGCAAAGTCAAGAAGTCTAAGAACGGAAAGACTTTTTATGTCGTCAAGGTTATTGATGATAACAACGAGACAACAGTTATTCGTTGCTGGGGTGTAGACCCAGAGAAAGACATTCTACACATCAATCGCCCTTACATGGCGAGACTAAACTATAACCAACAGTGGGGTTTCTCCACTTTCAGTATGAGAAAAATGTTTAAGCTACTAGCATAAAGGAGGAAAGTAATGGCATTTTTAGATGAAGACAACGTAGTAAAGGTGTTTCGCACACACCCAGAAGCAAAACTGCCCCAAAGGGCACACAGAACTGACGCAGGGATGGATTTTTTCTATTGTCCTGTTGAAGGCACAGCGATGAGGATCGAGCCAGGTAGGGGAGTATTGTTACCAACTGGCATCAAGATGGAAGTACCATCTGGTTGTATGCTTCAAATTATGAATAAGTCAGGCGTAGCAAGTAAACGCAGTCTTATTGCCGGCGCTTGCGTGGTGGATGAAGGATACACAGGAGAAATCTTTGTGAATCTTCACAACATCGGCACAGAAGTTCAGTTTATTGAAGCGGGAGATAAAGTAGCACAAGGAGTCTTTGTGAGAATTGAAAAGCCAAGACTTCGGGAAACAAAAGAAGACAACCTTTACGGAGGTGAAACAGCCCGAGGAGCAGGAGCGCTCGGCTCAACAGGAGATAGATAATGGCAAGTTTTGCTAAGAAACTAAAACGAAAGCAGTTTGTTGTGGCAAGAAAGAAGTTTATGAAAGACTTCAAGACTTCAATGGCAAACTTCAAAAAGCAGGTTGTGTGTTCTAAATGTGATAGAGGACCCAGAGAGGGGGAAAAGATTGATGACTGGCACATTGATAAGTATACAAACAATATTGACTTAATCTGCACGGACTGTTATACTGAAGAGGAAAGTGAGGATTTAGATGCAGAAGACGTTATCATTTGATGACATTTTGCTTATTCCGCAAATGTCAGATATTAAGTCAAGAAAGGAAGTGGACCTAACTTCAGAGATGGGTGGTAAACAGTTTCAACTGCCTATCATCTCTTCTCCGATGGATACAGTCACTGGACCAGAAATGGTTCGGACTATGGACGCTCACGGAGGTATTGGAGTTCTTCATAGATATAATACTATTGAAGAACAAGTAGCGATGCTGCGCCAAGCAGAATCAAAAACAACAGGTGCTGCCATTGGCGTGACTGGTGATTTCATGGAAAGGGCAGAAGCACTGGTTGAGAATGGTGCTTTCCTATTGTGTGTTGACGTAGCACACGGACACCACATTAGTGTCAAAGAAGCTGTTGAGTCTATCAAAAATAAGTTTGGAGACAACATTGTATTGATGGCTGGAAACGTAGCAACAGCAGAAGCGTTTTCAGATTTAGAAGATTGGGGGACAGATGTTATCAGGGTTGGAGTTGGCGGCGGTAGTATTTGCAGCACTCGTATTCAAACTGGACATGGTATTCCTACTTTGCATTCAGTTATATTGTCTGCGGGTGTTGCTAGGAAAAGCTTGATAGTTGCTGATGGCGGCATCAAGACAGCGGGAGATGCTGTGAAGTGCTTTGCCGCAGGAGCAGACTTTGTTATGCTCGGTTCCTTGCTGGCGGGTACAAAGGAATCTCCAGGACAAGTATTCCAAAGCAATGATGGAAAGCAATATAAGGTTTATCGTGGTATGGCTTCCGCAGAAGCGCAGATCGACTGGAAGGGAACTGCTAATTCACTAGAGGGTGTCTCCACTACCATTCCTTATAAGGGCTCAGTTGAGAGAGTGCTCTCTATGTTGTCACAAAACATTAGGTCTGGATTATCTTATTCTGGAGCTAGAACAGTAAAAGAGTTCAGAACTAAAGCACAGATGGTTCAACAAACCCAAGCGGGAATGAAAGAAAGCTTTACGCACATTCTAACAAGATGAAAGAACATGAGCCACAAAAAGTTGTTACTATAACCTTTTCAGCATACGAAAAGACATCAGTTGACATAAAGCTTAAGATAAGAAACGATAACCTTACGCAAGTTAGTTGGTTCGCTGGGATAGCCAAACTCTATCTTGAGAATGACCCTGATATGCTAAAGGTTATTTATAAAGTAAAAGAAAATGCCAAAGCAATGGGCAAAAGAAAACTAAACAGAGCCTACAAGGATGCAGAGGAGGGTCATAGCATTATGGAACAACTCGGGATTACAGACTCTGACAAAGAAAATATATTTGATTTAATTGAAATGGATTTAAAAGACTATGATTGATGATGAACTACCAAGTTGCTCGAAAGAGTGTATGAGGGACAAGAAAAGCTGCGCTAAAAGCAGTTGCAGAATGTGGATAGATTACGATGGAGACCAAAATTGTTCGCTTGTATCTATTTACCATAATGGAAAGATGACACTAGAAGAAGTCGCCAAAAGAATGAAGATTTCACTAGTTAGAGTTTCACAGATTGAAAAGGAAGCAATGAAGAAGCTTTGCAAGCGAATAAATTTTGACCTTTCAGAATAAAAATAACTATTTATAACTGTATTATTACACTAATCACTACTTTCAAAAGGAGAATTATAAAATGAGTGATAACAAACTATTAGCAGAAAACACAATCCGTCGCTTCATGAAGTTGGCGAACACAGACGCTTTCAGCGACAACTTCGTCAACGAAATGGGTTATGGTAGTAAACCCCCTGCAAAGGCAGACGAAGAAGATAAGATGGAAGAGGCAGTAGTAGAAGAGGAAGAGACCATCGAAGAAGCAGAAGAAGAAGAGATGGAAATGGACGCTGAGCTTGGCGCAGAAGACGACATGGGAGACATGGATGCTGAGCCAGAGATGGATATGGACGCAGAGCCAGAAATGGGCGCCGCTGACATGAGTCTTACCGAAGAAGAAGCAAAGCTTCTTATCTCTCTTGGCGAAAGACTTGCAGCAGCTATGGGCGGAGCAGAAGAGGCACCAGCTGAAGAGCCAGAGATGGACATGGATCTTGGTGCAGAAGAAGAAGCCCCAGAAGACGAAGAGATGATGGAAGAGGAACTCGACCAAGACGCTCTCGTAAACGAAGTGCTCAAAAGAGTTACCAAAAGACTTGTTGCTGAGAAGCTCAAGAACAGAAAGTAAGATAAAATAATACGTTATCACTTACAAAAGCTCCATACCCTTTCGGGTCACTGGGGCTTTTTATTTTGTTGACTACGACAAAGAAAGGTGCTATAATAATAGCATGAATGAAATACAAATCTACTCCACCATAATGTTCTTTGCGGGGGTTATTCTCTCACAAGCTATTTTTTATTTTGACCAAAAGAATAAGCAAAGAAAGTTTTACATTTATTTGTCCGCTGTTGTGCTTCAAATGCTGGATTCAGTGCATTCCGTTCATCTCGGGACACTTGAATTTATAACAGGACAAATAAAAAACCCAGAAGAACCCGAAAACCAAGAGTATTTACAGAAGGAGAGTGAGAAGGTCGAGTTGTTTATGAACCTTTACCTCCTTGTCCTTATTCGGGCAATACCAGAGGAAGGAAGGAAATACATAAAGTACAGCACTTGGACCGAAGCACGAACCTTCATTGAAAAAATGCGAGGGCTTATGGATGGAAAGGATAAAAGCTGATTACTGGACACAAGAAAATGTAGTAAAGCTACAAATTAAAACCAAAATAGGACAAACAGAAATACAAAGAATCTTACCAGGATGGCAATGTGTTTCTTATGGTTATGTCCCAAAAACTATGGAAGACATCTATGTATTTGAAAGAGTCTTTACCACAGAAAATGACTTGACTGACTTTATAAAATCTGATACTATTATAAAACAATTAGAAATGAGAGAGGTACTATGATTACAAGAGTTTCAACATTCCCGCAAATTGCGAAGAAGAAAAAGAAAGATAAAAAAGAAAAGATTGACCTTCTAGAAGGGATTTCAATGGAGGCTCACGAACAAGACGACAAGCAAATCGTTATTGTAAATAACATTCAGCAGCCTTCACTCCCACCAGAGCCAGAACTAAGAACCATAAACCTTTATGGTGACATTTCAGAGCAAAAGGGAGCAGATGTTGTTGCAGCACTGCTTTACTTGGAGAGTACATCACATGCTGTTGCCCCAGCAGACCCAGATGACCCAGATGGGGAGCGTATCATTATGGCTCGTTCTATCGCAATGATGGTTTCAACACATGGTGGCACAGCATCAGACATGTTTTCTATGCTTGACGTAATGGATATGGTAAAAGAACGAACCTGCGACATTGAAACATTTGGTATCGGCAAGGTTATGTCCGCTGGTGTGCCTATTCTCGCTGCGGGAACCAAAGGAAAGCGTAAGGTTGGTCGCAACTGCCGCATCATGCTTCACAACGTGATGGCTGGTTCACATGGCACCATCTTCTCAATGGAGAACGAACTAGAAGAAATCAAGTGGGTTCAAGAAAGATACATTGAAACACTTGCTTCTTACACTAAGCTCACACCAAACAAGATAAAGAAGCTCCTAAAGACCCAGAAGGACATTTACATCTCCGCCGAAGAAGCAATAAAAATGGGTATTGCGGACGAAATTATCTAATTATTGGGAGGAGTTTTATCATGTCAAATACTATTACAACCAAAAACGATCTATTTACACTTTTCGAAGAAGTTTGGAAAGAGCAAGAAAACAAGCTAACAGAACAACAACGCTCTATACTTTCGGACAACTTCTTTCAAAATACCTTGTTCGAGATTTTCTCAGGAATTGATTATAGCAGGGCCAGCTCCAGATTATTAGAAAATGTAGAAATAAACGAACAGGATGAGCCGTCTTCAGAAGAAATTCGTCTGGGTTTGCCGAAGCTTAGAATTTCAGAAGATTGGGGAGTCCCAGAGTCCAGAGACAGACAGATTATAGAGAGTTTCACAAATAGTATTCCAGGTAGCACTCTTGAAGAAAAGCTGAACCATATCAACAATGTTGCAACGGGCAAAGTTCAGCTTGCCTCAGTTGGCGACATACTTTCTACCATGGTGGTCTTGGAAGTGTTGAGCACTATTTTGGCGCAATTTACTGAAGCCGCCGGCGGCTTTATCTTTGAAGGGTTTTTGGCAGGGCTATTCGGGAAAGGCTCAGTGCAAATTACTGATGTCGGAGATGAAGACGATGCAACAGGTAAGCCTATTACGGACGTTCAGTTGGGGGATAAAGAATACTCCCTTAAGCTTCTCAATCCAACAACAGCTGTAAAAGGATCGTGGAGAAACATGGTAGAGCACTTTGCTGGAGGTAGAGACCATGTTGTATATCTGGATGCCCGTCGCTCTGGTTCAGGTGCTTCAGATAGTCTTCTTTTTAGTGAGTTTGAGATTACTCTGGAGAACTACATTCAGGTTTTTTATGACCCGTTCAAGAAGTTCGCAAAGAAAACAATGAAAGTGAAAAACAAAGAAGAACTTATTGCACAACTACAGGACTTGGGCGATAGAGCGTTTCAAGTGAATTTTTCACAAAAAGTAGATAAAAAAGCAAACTTTTCGTTAAGAACAGACAAAGATAGATTGATGTCTATTATAGATACAGCGGAAGATTTACCACCTGCTATCATAGGTTACTCAGAGGAGGACTATACAAAGAGTGTCAAAGCAACAAGGCTTTTTGGCTCTGCTACTCAATTCAATGCCGTTCAAGAGGCGATAAAAACGGGAGATAAGCAACAAATAATAGATGCTCTTCGCCAAACACGTGGCTATATCAAGAAAGAGCAATTCGAATTTACTCCACAACAAGCAAAGAACATTGCGAATGAAAGAGAAATAGCATATGTTTTATTGGGAGATGAACAACTAAAGAAAACGTGGCTACTTTATGGAGATATAATGAGAAAAACGATTACACCAGTATATACCTTTCTTGGCAGATTTAACGATAATGTTTCGAAGTATTTCCTAGGTACGCAAGACGGTGATGCTAGAAAAGAATATGCTCTTGCAGCAACACAAGACCTTGCTTCACTCAAAGAAGCAACAGACGAAGCAATCTCAGCCGTAGAACAAAGTGAAGCTGCTGAATAAAACCCCTTGACAAACCTAAAAAGTGTGTTATTATATAACTATCAATGAAAGCGAGGCATAATGACCACACAACTAAGCCACGGAACCGAACTCCGCAACAAGGTTCTTGACGGCGTAAACACTCTTGCGGATTACGTAGCAACAACACTCGGACCCAAAGGACAGAATGTTCTTATCCATCAAAAGGATAGGCGCCCATTTGTAACTAAGGATGGCGTCACTGTAGCACAGAACGTCAGCTTTGAAGACCCACACATGAATGCGGGAGCAGAAGTAGTAAAGCAAGTATCAGCAATGACTAACGCAGAAGCAGGAGATGGAACTACAACTTCTACTGTTCTAGCAAGAGAGATTCTTGTCCAAGCAAACAAGCACATCGCCTCGGGAACTTCTCCAATCGAAATCAAGCGTGGCTTAGAGCAATGCCTAACAGAAGCTATTCAGGTTATTGAGGAGATTGCACAACCTATTTCTTCAGCAGAAGATGTAAAGCACATTGCAACCATTTCAGCGAACAATGACGAAACTATTGGAACGCTTGTGGCAACAGCAGTAGACAAAGTAGGAAAGAATGGTTCTATCACTATTGAGGAAGCACGTTCTTTGGAGACAAGCCTTGATTTGGTAGAAGGTTTTCGCTTTGATAGTGGGTATGCCGCCACTGCGTTTGTTACGGATGAAAGACGTGGTGTGTGCCGATATGAGAACCCAATGTTCTTTATTACTGATACCAAGGTGGATCAAGTAAATCAAATTTTACCTGCATTGGAGATAGCAGCACGTGAGGGCAGACCATTCGTAATTGTTGCAGAAGAAGTGGAAGGTCAGGCTTTGGCTGCACTAATTATGAATACTATGCGGGGCTCAATGAAAGTTGCAGCCGTCAAAGCTCCTCGCTATGGAGAAGAGAGAAGAGCAATCATGAGTGACCTCGCAGTCTCAACAGGGGCTAAATTCTTTCAACAGTCTTTGGGGCACAAATTAACCGAAGTGTCTCTAACTGACTTTGGAAAGGCGGCAAGTGTGGAGATCACCAAAAACACCACTACGGTTGTTGATGGTGAAGGAGACTATGAAAAAGTTGATGAGACCATTGAGCGTATCAAGGTCGATATACAACAAACTGAAGACATCCATGAGGCAGGGCGACTCCAAGAGCGTGTTACTCGCCTCTCTTCTGGTGTTGCTATTATCCGTGTTGGCGCTTCATCTGAAGTAGAGATGATTGAGAAGAAGCATCGCATTGAGGATGCTTTGGAAGCAGTCAGGTCAGCACAACAAGAAGGAATCGTACCTGGAGGTGGGATGACCCTGCTTCGTGTATCCAATACCATCACTCCAAACTTTGCAACTGAGGAACAAGCAGCAGCATTTTCCATCTTCAAGAGAGCACTGGAAGCGCCATTCAGAACAATGGCTACCAACGCAGGTTTATCCCCAGATGTTGTTCGTCTAAAGGTTGAGGACACCGAAGGCTTTGAAGGTATCAACTTTGCTAACGGAGAAAAGGAAGACCTTAAAGCAACAGGTGTTCTTGACCCAGCAAAGGTCACTAGATGTGCTCTTAAGAACGCTGTATCAGTAGCTGGAACACTTCTTCTCACAAACCACAGCATTGTCCACCAGTAGAGACTAATTATTATTACGGAGGGCACCCGTAATGGTAGAACCACAAGATTATCTATTAGAGCTACAATCAAAACTTGATAGAGTAGCCAACGGCATTGACGTTATGAGCAGTAAGCAAGAGCAAATGTCGGAGGACATAGCAAAAATCAAAGAAGCAGTTTATAATCCAGATCAAGGGCTCTATGCTAGAATAAGAGAGCTTGAAACTTGGAAGCGCACTTCTTCTAGGATGATCTGGACACTCTTCACCACCCTTATAGGTCTTATCGGGGCTTTTATATTAAAAAACTTAGGAGCATAAATGTTAGTAGAAATAAAAAGATTACTAATTGAGAACGATGGATACAACAGGAATGTATCTTTACAGAGAATGTATGTTAATTCCAATAGCATAGTTTCAATCTCTGATTATCACGGAGCACAAAATTTTTTGCTTCAAGAAAATTCCAGATTTGCAAAAGAAAGTTTCTCACTTGTCAAGCTAAATGAGGGCGGGAGAACAGAAGAGATTATTGCCTATGGTTCAGCAGAGCAAATTTATGGCTCTATCGGAGCTTCAACAGGCAAGAGGATACTAAATGACTGAAAAGTTTATTATTATAGGACGCTCAACTTGTCCTTTTTGTGTTAGAGCAGTAGATTATTGTACCGCAAAAGAAAGAGAAAGCATCTTTCTTGACTACGCTGGAAAAGAAGAGATGCTAGAAGAATATAAGCAGTTTCATAATCATCCAACAGTACCGATTGTGCTTGCTAATAACTTGGAAACAGGTTATACTAAGAAAGTAGGTGGATACACGGACTTGTTGGAGTATTTATGAATAACGAACCCATCCCAGTAAAAGTTAGTGTACTAAAAGTAATATATTCAGCTCTTTTCCCAATAAAAATAAGATTGGATGCTCTATTAGAAGATGTTTATGCTAAAAACTTGTCGTTATCTCAGGCTGAACTAACAGCTTTGTTAGAATTTCGTTCCGCATCTGCAACGGCAGAGCTAATGCTTGACGATTACTTGGAACAAGCAGAAGAAAATGAAGTAGAGAGGCTATTTTTACCAGCAGCAGAGTTCAGCTTGTTGCTTGACCTTTCGAAGACAGCGGAACTATCAACAAGAACACCAATAGCCAACTCGGGACTTTGGAGACATTGATGAATTTATATATCGGCATCGCACTGGTATTCTTGGGGCAGGTCATAGGCTGGTTCCAACTAAACTCCCAACTCCTATCGGAATGGTGGGCTGGTAAACCTTGGCTGACTGCGCTAGTCTTGGGTGTTCCTTGTTCTATGGCTTTCTGGTATTCTTGGAGGATGATAGTAGACGAAACTGGCTCTGCTTGGACGGCTAGGTTTATTGGATCCTCTGCTGGTCTTATCGTTTTTCCTATCCTCACTTGGTTTCTTCTCGGGGAAACAATGTTCACACCAAAGACTATGATTTGTCTTAGTCTCGCAGTTCTTATAATTTTAATTCAACTTTTTTATTGACATCCAAAACATCGTGCTTACATTATCTATGTAGCCAAGTTGCCGACAGGGACTTGGCGAATAGAGTAACTTGCTTAATAAGGAGGACAATAAAATGAATGCAATTACTACATACAGACCAGGTTTATTAGGTCACAAAGTTATTGATGAGGTTTTCAACAACTTCTTCACAGACTTCCCCACCCATTTGAAGGCATCCACACAGGGTTATCCCGTTGCCGACATTTATCGAGACGACGATGGCTCTACCGTGTTGGAGTTTGCTCTAGCGGGGTTCAAGAAGAAAGAACTATCCATAGACATACAGCCTGATAAGCGTTCTATCACCATCACAGGACAAGTTGATGAGGATAATGAAAAAAGACAAAGGATTGCTCGTAGGAACTTTACGAGAACCTATGTGAATTATGACGACAACCTTGACCTAACACAAGCGAAGGCGTCATTTGAAAATGGTTTACTTTCAGTTAGAGTTCCGCAACGGCCAGAGGTCAAACCTTTGTCTATCGAAATCAAATGATTTCAGGGGAGCGAAAGCTCCCCCTTTCTTTTCTTTCTTGACTATTTATAGTAAAAAGGTTATTATCTTACTATGAACTTCAACAACACATGGCGTAACTACGTCAACAAGCCAACAAAATCAAAAGGTCAACTCCTTGGAGAGCAAATCTTTCGTGAGTATAAGCTACTCGCAGAAGGTAAAAAGGATGACGCAAAGAAGATAGCACCAATAACGGCTCACTTTGGAACAGTAGACCTAATCGCAGACCAGCTTCGCACTATGTTGGGCGACAAGGGAGTTGGCAAATATATTGTGTTCGCCGCCAGAGAAATGGAGCCTGTCTACCAGAACAACTATGTTCCTTATACGAAAGAAGACGGAACGACAGGATATACGGATAGACCCAATCGTGAATTTAGATACATGACGGGACACCTAGAACAAATCATGACAGCAATAAGGGAGTTCCAGACCAACCAGAATAGACTGGAACAAAGAGACATAAACAAATATACTCTCCGTTCCTTGCGCAGAACACTAGATAATCTACCAGAGTCAGAGACAGCAAAGCAAAAGAAACTTCGTGATAAATCAGAAGCAGAAAAGAACTCTGAACTTGTTTATAACGTAAATGGCATTATGGCTGTTAGACCACTTACAACACAAGCCAGTTGTTATTTCGGGCACAACCCAAGACTAACAACGTGGTGTATCTCAACAAAGTCGAAGAGAAACTACTTCGACCAATACACAAAAGAAGAAGGCAAGGCTTTCGTTATTGTTCGCTTCTTTGGCATTCCAGAGGATGACCCAGAACACATCATCTCGATGCAGTGGTCGGGACCAGGTGAGCCAGAGTTCGAAATGTATTGGGACGCACCAAATGAATCACAGAACCCTGACGACCTTTTCTTTGTGGTCCAGAAGCACGTCGAAGGAATGTTTCCCGACAACGAAGAAAATTGGGAGGACCTAACGCAGGAGCTTCACGATGCTCTTTATGACGCCGCACAAGAAGTAGTTTTCGACAACCCACCAGACGACCCAGGTGATATGACAGAACAGAAGTGCGAAAGAATAGAAGATGAGTTCAACGAGAAGTCCCAGTTCACAAATCTTTATTGGCAAGTAGACCAAGACACATTCCAAACGGAAGGTTATGTTTCGGTTTTCTACGGAGCCAGAACAATAATTGAGCTAGACCCAGAGCACCACGGAATAACAGAGGAGGCTATAAATACAGCAGGCTACCAAAAATGGAGAGAGCTAGAAAGAAAGTTGGAGATGCTCAGTGAGAAGGCAGGACTTTATCAGTTCGAGGACTACAATCTATACAAAGACTCACGCTCAGACGGCGTGGTGGTTCTGGAACTCAAGCACGTAGCTGGAAATGAAACAGCAGGTTTTACACTTGAGGGCTTTGAGGAGTTCGCCAATGACACTCTAGCAATAGAAAGAGAGGATGCGATGATGACCAGAAAGATAGCGATAGACCTTCTACAAGATGAGTTCTCGGGAGAAGACCAAGGTCTACCAGCAGAGGACGAGCAAGGACTAGACAACGAGATTGATGAAAACATGTTTTACAAAGAAGTAGAAAGACAACTCCTCGGAGAAGAAAAAGGTAGAAGCAGACAGCGAGGTATCTATAAGTTTCACTGCATGATTTCTTACAACATCATAGCAGAAGCAGACAAGTCAAGAGGTCTTGACGATATTCTAGCAGACTTACGTGCCCTTCCAAATGTAACAATCGTTACGGTTGCTATCAAAAACCAAAAGGTCGCTGAAGGGAGATACATAGCTGGTTTGGCTATTAAGTTCATTCCATCGACTCCAGGTGATATGAGCCAGCCAGAACTAACAAAATCAAGAATAGTAAAGGATATAAAGAGATTAGCCAATGTTCTATCTCTCTTTAAACTTTCTGTTGGTTTGCAGAGATTGGAGTAACCAATGCACCATGAAAGAAAAAAAGGTTGAATGGCATTTAGTTTTTGCTTCTGTGTTCCTAGCAATTTCAATGTTTATTTTAAAGAATTACTTGTAGTCTAAGCCTCATTTCCCTATTTATAAGGGAGAGAGAAAATGCTTGGAGACGACCTAGAAATCGGTGATTTAGTAACTCACGTTCTATACGGAAGAGGGTGGATTGGGATAATTGTAGATTTCAAAGAAAGTGGATTGAAATCGAAAAACAAGGCGTCTCGAAAGGCATTAGTCCAATTACAACCAGGAACAGAACATGCAAACTTTTTCAAAAGAACTTTTGCTTGTGAAAGGATAAATGATAGTCTTGGATATGTTTCCGTCAATTGGCTGTTTAGGGTGAGAGAAAAAAATGAAAAGCCTCGATCTTCACGGAACACGACACCACCAAGCGGAAGAGAAGGTGAGGAGATTCCTTAATTTCGCCACTCTCCCTTGTCAAATAATAACAGGTAACTCCCAACAAATGAAACAAATAGTGAAAAATGTTGTTGATGAGTATGAGTGGTTTTGTTACCATAAAGATAGTTATAATTGCGGAACGCTTATAATAACGGAGAAAGAGTTATGAAAAACTGGAAACCTATTTTTATCGAGAATAGCAAGATACCAGTATGGTTATCTTATATCGCTCCAATACGGATACACGCCATATCAATTGGTGTCTTTGTGTGGTGCAGGAGTATTATGTCTGATGTCACAAAGAGGCACGAAACTATCCATTTTCAGCAGCAGCTGGAACTTCTTTTCGTTTTCCAGTGGATTTTATACGGATTATCGTGGCTTCACGGGTTGTGGAAATACAAAGATTCGGCAGTTGCTTATAGGGAAAATGTTTTCGAAAGAGAAGCATATTCCAAAGAACTAGAAGAAGATTATTTAGAAAACAGACCTAGGTTTGCTTGGTTGAAATATATAGGAGAAAAGAAATGATTATAAAGAATGGTTCTAGAGGAGAGGATGTCAAGGAGTTGCAGCGTGCTCTCAAAGCGTTAGGGTATAATGTTGGTGCTGCTGATGGTATCTTCGGTCAGGGAACTGAACTGCAAGTAGAAAAGTTTCAGGAAGCAGTAGAGCTTCATCCAGATGGGATTGTGGGTAAAGGAACGCTTCGTGAAATAAATGAGGCACTCGATGCATCAGGTCATTCGGACTTAAAATTCCAGATTGGCGACCACCCAGACCCAGAAGATTGTTCTCTAAAACTCAAATGGGTAAAGGTGGAGGCAGACCAAGTTCAAGGGAGCCAAGGATACTCTTACTTTCGACTCAGAGAGGACGCAGCAGAGGCATACAATGCTCTTCGAGCAGAAGTCTTATCACTAGGAGGCGTAATCACTAGTGCAGGAGCAAAGAGACCACTTTCAGATAGCAAGAAGATGGCTAGTCGTTCTTCTAAATCTCTTCACTACACAGGATTAGCGTTCGACATGGCTCTTGACTCTGGAATGAACAACCCAAAGAAAGAGATGCTTGTTATAGAAGAAGTGGGCGAAAGAGGCTGGGAAGTTTTTTGCAGAACAGAGAACAAAGATGTTGACATACGGACCTTGATGGGGTATACTTATAAAAATACCAAAGTTCAAGTCGAGGGAAGGTTCTTTTCTTTTACGGAACTTGCAAAGAAGCATGGGTTTCAACCAATTAAAAGTCGTAGATATTTCAAAAATGGTGGAAGCTATCTCGGAGCAGAGTGGTGGCACTTTCAGTATGAGAAGGCACTTGAACCAGAGGTCTCAACTTTTGGTGGTGAGTTGCTAAAGATTTACACTTTGGAAGAGTGCAAGCAGTTTGCGCCTTGGGAGGACACAAAGCACTGTGTCTGGAAAAAAGAGTGGTTTTAATTGTTGACAACCCTACCTAAACCTGCTATTATATAAGGATGAGCAAGAAAGAAAGAGTGGATCACCCCGACCACTATAATCAAGGACACATAGAAGTTATTGACGCCATCGAAGATTGGTTCGATGGTCTTGACTTTTGTGCTGGAAATGTGGTAAAATATGTATCAAGATACAAACACAAGGACAACCCTGTCGAAGACTTGAAGAAAGCAAAGTGGTACATAGAAAGAATGATAACAAAACTGGAGGATAAGTGAGAGACCCTATTGTATATAACCGACAAACTACAGCAGATGAATTCTTACTGGAGATGTTGAATCTTGGCAAACCTATTGAATGCTCGCTTGTTGGTGCCTTTGATGAAGAAGGTAGAGGCTCAAGACGAGACATTCCACTTCCTCTGCACAGAGACGGGGACTACTCAACAGCCATAGCAGAGGAACACAGCATTGATTATGTTGGGCTTTATTGTATTCGTGATGGAGGAGATGTTTACACTACCATTCTTCACGGAGAGGACAAATACCAAATCCTCTTGGGACAAGGGCAAAGTATCATTTTTGACAACAACGAGTGTCTCCACGGCAGAGAAGGTCAAGTCGGGGACAGAGTATTACTAAGAGTATGGGTAGAAAAGCAGTGACACAACTAGAAACAATAATTGAAAAAACATTAGAAAAGTATAAGGACGCACAGATAAACCTTTATTCCAAAGAAGCCAGAACTTCTATTGCAAAAGAAATCGCAAAACAAATCACAAACAACCTTTAGGATATAAAATGAACTACGGCTACGCTTGTATCAACGAAACACTCAACAGCGGACCAAAGAAACAGCGCATCACAACCAACCGCTCTATGATAAAGAAAACATTCAAAGAGAAAGGTATCAAGTATGCGTCAGAACTTGCCCTTGAGAACGTCAAGGACTTGGTAAAGATACTCCAATGGAATGAAGAGCATAACATCAAGTTCTATCGCATGTCCTCTGACATCTTTCCGTGGCTTTCAGAGTATTCTTTCTATGACTTGCCGCACTACAAGGAAATCAAGTATTGGTTGCGATACGCAGGAGATTATGCAACAGAGAAAGGGCATCGCCTAACCTTTCACCCAGGTCCGTTTTGTTGCCTTGCTTCGCCAAACTTTGAGGTTGTGGAAAAGACTTATACCGAACTCAATAACCACTCTCGCATCTTTGACATGATGGGGTTTGAGCCAAGCCACTACAACAAAATCAACATCCACGTTGGCGGAACCTACGGGGACAAAGATAAAACAGCAAAGCGTTTCATCGAGAACTTCCACAGAGCGGGAGGACTAGACGAGAACACCAAGAAACGTTTTACACTAGAGAACGACGACAAAGCCTCCATGTGGAGCACAAAGGATATTTATGACAAGATTTACCACGAAACTGGAATCCCAATTGTTTTCGATTACCATCACCATCGGTTCTGCACAGGAGGACTCACAGAACGAGAAGCCCTCGAACTCGCAGCAGCCACTTGGGTCCCTTGGGTTAGACCAGTTGTTCACGTCTCGGAGTCGAAAGCTATTGAATCAGGCGACCCAAAAATTCGCCCACAAGCTCATTCAGATTTTATCAAAAAACCAGTAAATAACTATGGACTTACACACGATATTATGTTAGAGTGTAAGAAGAAAGAATTGGCGCTCTTGAAATTACGAGAGCAACTATAGACACAACAATAACAACAAAGGAGAAAAAAATGTCTGTAACAATTATTGATACCATCAACAACCTTGGTGTAACCGACGATACAACCGTCACACTTCGCTACGAGGACAGTCACGAAGGCTGGCACTCAACAGGAGAACTAGAAGATGATGCAGTGATGGAAACAAACACTGCAAGTGCTATTGCAGAGCTTATCATTGATAAAACTTTGCAGGTCCGTACCACATTTGGTGACGAGACTGCTATTGATAGTCTACGAGACGCAGGGCTTCTTGACGAATACGAGAGAGGTAGTTTTGAATTTGAGGAGTTCATCACTGATGTTATCAAGCAGAAGACTTACGAATGTGATGGTCTTATTGAGTTTGAGACTATTCAATACGATCACAAGCGAGGCCGCTGCGAGGTTACGTCAGAACTCACAACCACCGTAGGAAACATTCGCAAAGCCTCAGATGAGGTCGGAGGGTTAATGTCCCTAACAGGCTGGACTGCTAGTTTTGATCATAGTGGTGGAACTTTCAGTACGGTCCTGTGATAAAGAAGAAAGACATAGAGAAAGGCCAGTTGGTCAAGCTCACTGATGATCTTGGCCGCTGGTCTGACCATGTAGATACTACGCAGATTGGTATTATATTAGAGTGTTACAACAGTGGAGAAGCAAAGGTTCTGTTTCAGGACGGAACTACAAACAAGTATTATTGGTTTTCTTTGGAGAAAGTAGATGAAATCACCAGAACTTAAAATCTTTACTGGACCAATGTTCGGTGGAAAAACAACAAGAATGCTTGCGGCACTGGAAAGATACCAGTATCAAAATCGCAGCACCATGTTATTCAAGCCATGGTTCGATGAAAGATACTCCAAAGAAAATGTTGTAACACACAAAGGACAGGAACACACATCTATACTGGTTAGTTCAGGGGATGAGATACTTGAAAAAGGGATGGAAGCTGACGTTGTTGCCGTAGACGAAATGTTTATGATAGCAGGCTCAGCGGAAGCCCTTGTTGCCCTTTTCCACAAAGGGAAAACTATCCTTGTCTCTACCCTCCAACTTTCATCAGAGCCGAGTGGCTACAAAGCTTTTGATGAAGTCAAGTCGCTTATGCCTTGGGCTACCAGTATAGAAGTTTGTCCTGCTGTTTGCTCGCAGTGTGATAGAGATGCGTTTTATACACAAAGGATTGGAGAACAACCAAAGCAAATACTTGTTGGTGGAGCAGAGGCTTATCAACCAGTTTGTTGGAAACACTCGTTGGTGAATAAATTATGAAGGTCGGGGATTTAGTAAGATACAAGAACAAAATGATTGTTATGATTGCCGAAGGTCCAAATGAAGTCGGGAACATAAGAATTTTATTATCAGATGGAAGAACGAACTGGGTTCACACCTCAGACGTTAGGTTGATGCCAAAAGTAGAGGGGTACCTAAAAGAATGACAGAGACAACTGGTTTAGTTTTGGCATCGCAAACTTGGTCTGCGGGAGAAAAAGTATTTTATGTTATGGGTTGCTTGCTTGTAGCGGCACTCATAGCCCTGCTCTTCTCTGGAAAGGACTAATACTATCCCCAACAAACTATTTACTATAGTATGTATCAGTTTGAAAGGGGTGATATAGTTTACATCAGAGATTTCCCACTCGGTAAGCCTACTAAGATTATGGGGAAGGTCGTTGGTATTCTGCCTAACGAACACTGCAATATTTTGTTGACAAATGGCTTAAATGAAGGTAGAATAGTAAGATACAAATGCTACCAACTTATTCACAGAAAGGACGTAACCTTTGAGAGTACAGAAAATCCGCAAGGGCAAAGTGTTGAAAACGATAATGACGAGTGATGCACACGGAGCAGTAGAATCTTCGTCAGAGTTTTCAGAGATAGATAACCTTGATACCAAGACCATCGCAGAAGCAAGAGATAATTACGAAAAAGTATTTATCACAATCAGGGAGACGCTAGAACAAAATGAGCAATATAGTTGTGATGATGAAGCTGATAGGCTTTGTCTTACACAGAACATCGTTGATATACTTAGAAAGAGTGGCCTCATTCGTAGGGAGGAGAAATGACTAGAGGTGAAGCAGTCCGCTGCATTGACGACTACGAACTTTTAGAATGCGGGAACATAAACGGAGAAGAAGGTTGTTACATTTCCTATTCAGAATGCAACGATAAACACATGGTTTATTTTCCAGAGTGTGGTGAATGGGCTGAACTCAAAGCAGAGCAGTTTGAGAGAATAAACAAAGAAGGTCACATCCCAAAAAAGAATAAAGACTTTATTAAACTTGTATCAAGATTGGAGTACAGCCTATAATGCAAGATGGCGACTTGGTAAGATGGAGGGCATTTTCTCTAACCAGAGAGGATAACCCGTGGCAGGGTCCATCACTTTTAGTCAAGTATGACAAACGAATGAAAGTATGTTATGTATTAGTAGAGGGTACAGTTGAACCAATGAGAGCAGAAAACGTCCAGAAATGGGGAAAGAGAGGATTAGATGTCTGACTTAATAGTATCATTCTTTGCTTGGTCAGGTGTTGCGGCTTGGTCTTGGGCACTCTGGAAAGCAACGAGATAGTGAATAGAAGCATACTGGCCTTGTCTGCCATCAACATAGGTTTGACCATATATGTAGGCTTCTTCATCCCACCAGAATACCACACACACTTTGCAATGCCTGTGAGAGATTATTTTTTAATATCTTTTGTTGGACTTTGCGTTGGAATTATGTTATACTATAAAGACAAAAAGAAAGGATAAAAATGCTAGAAAACGCAATACTAAAACACCAAGACTGCATGGATTTCTTAAAATCTCTTGAGGACAATTCAGTTGATCTGATTGCGGTTGATCCCCCATATTGTAGCGTAATAAAGGATAACTGGGATAATCAGTGGAAAACTGAAGAAGATTATCTCCAGTGGTGTCATGAATGGACAACTGAAGCTTTTCGAGTATTGAAGCCTAATAAGTGTTTTTATGTTTGGGGCACAACAAAGTTCGATACATTCCTCAGATACAAGCTAGATGTTTTGAACAAAGCAGAGGACGCAGTATATCAAAGCTGGATCATTTGGCATTATGATTGGGGTGGACGTGGGAAAAGTAACTTCGCAAGAAAGCATGAGGACTTACTCATGTATTCAAAAGGTAAAAAGTTTGATTTCTATCCAGACAACATCCTTGTCGCAAGGGCAGTAAAGCAGAACATGGCGATTACCAGAAAGATAAACCTGATTGAAAAATACTTTTCTGAGGGATTGACAACGGACAAGGACTGGAGTAGCTGGGAGACTTATAGATATGACAAAAAGTCCTTTGAAGAACTGGTTGAAGAACTTGATTCGCAAAGAAACAAAGACGTAAACTTTAAGAAGGGCAAGATCCCAACTGATGTGTGGATGAAAAATAATCACACTACTTCAAAAGAATACGCAGGGTGGCACCCAACACAAAAACCACTTGAAATTATGGACAGAATCATTAATGCCCACACTCAACCTGGAGATGTGGTTTTGGACTTCTTTGCGGGTTCTGGGTCAACGATGATTTCTGCGCTGAGAACTGGAAGAAAGTTCATTGGATGCGAGTTTGATGAAGAATACGTCAATAAGTCTATAGAGAGAGCAAAACAACTACTTAATGTATGAAAGCAGAAAACCTGAAATGTAACACTCTCTACTACTCAACACGCTTCAAGAAAATAGGCTTCTGTGAAGCGTTTGCTGGCTTTATGGCTTACATTATTTTTATTGACAACAAAGACAATGGATGGTATCATTGTAAAGAACTAGAGGAGATAAAACGTGATAAGAGATAGACTATTTGATGCTTATTTATTTGGTTCTATGGCCATTGGCGTTGCGCTCGCTGCACCATTCGTGCTTTATTATATTGTAAAGGATGAGATCAGTGCGAGAATGTAAATTCGTTAGAACAGACGAGTGTGTTTGGGTTCCGTCACCTAGCAGTTGGCTCGGCGGCTGGGCTAGACATATGTGGCTTCAACGACACTTCGGTGATGGCAACGTCCACCTCGCTGGAGCAGAGCATTGGGCAGAGCTTGTCCAGCAATATCCCGTCAAAATCTTGACAGAAGAAAACAACATCTATACAGAAAAAGATTCTTGACAATCCCCTAAAAATATCGTATTATATATACATAACGAATAATTGGAGAGCACATGAAAGTCTGGAACTGGATGAACGAACATATGTATACCACT